CCACAAAGAAAAAGACGACTGGAACTTCTGTTCTTCAATGGCGGCTCTATTATAGAAGCCTGTCATGAGTTAGGTATTGTAAAGCAGACATTCTACAACTGGTATGAGAAGTACGATGACTTCAAGGAAGTTGTTGACTTTGGAAAGATTGCCGCTGAGTCATGGTGGATTCAGAAGGGACGTGACAATGTAGACAACAAAAGATTTAACCATGCCTTGTGGCTCTTGATGATGGTTAACCGATTCAAGTGGCACTCAGCATATGCCAAGCGAGAAGAGAAGAAAGAGATCATCAACGAGCATAGGATCGAAGTTAAGAATACTATAGACGTAGATAGTATTCTTAAGAAATCTATCAACAAAGGAATTAATCAGCTAGACGATTCCAAACCAAAGGTACACTGATATGCCAAAAGTAGGAAAGAAAAAGTTTCCCTATACAGCAAAGGGAAAGAAAGCCGCAAAAGCCCACGCCAAGAAAACAAAAAAGAAGGTAAAGTCTAAGGGATACTGATATGGCTATTTCCATAGATGCTGTAGTCGGTCAAAGGGAAATTGATGCCGCTAGAGAAAGAGGTGAGGTAGATATTCCGGGCGTAACTTCTCTTGAAGGTACACCTGTTGATCCACTTGGGCATCTTACAGATGCTACTATATTAGGCTTAGATATGCCTTATAGTGAGTCTATACTAGCACGGCTTGCCCAGCATTCTCCTGAAGTTGTTAGGGACATAATGAGTGGGCGAACCTATATGGCAGGTGAAGGGTTGTTAGGTCAGGCTACTGGAGAACCCTTCCTTGAGCAGATAAGCCTAACGGGAAATGAACAAGGTGATACTATACATCTTGGGATGAGGATGGGAGAAACTCACGATGAGTATCTTGAACGGATAACGGCTCAAGAGGATTTTGAAAAGACTCTAGAAAGTATTACACCAACTATATCCAAGTCTCTGGTAAAAGACGCGCAAGAAAAATTAGAGAAAATCTATGATAAGGACTATACTGTTGACGCAATAAGAAATCGAATACAAGGTGCGGCTACAGATGCTGTACGTAGTTTGATAGACCCAGAAGAATATGATGCTATTCTACCCGAAACACCACCGGGTACTACAGACATCTTTAATGCAAAGACTGGAATGTGGGAAGCTGTATACGACCAACTAGATCGCCCGTCTGAGACTTCATTCGTAGACACACAAGTTACAGATATCGGAGATGACATTTTATCAGGGACTCAGAGTTTTGAAGTAGAAACACCACTCGGTACTACAGATATATTTGATACAGAAACTGGAGAGTGGACAGCATTAACAGATACGGAAGATGATCTAACAGCACAAAAAGAACTTGATGAACTCATTGCTCTAAACCCCACTGGCAGATTTAGGTCAACGATTAGCCCAGCTAATACTAGCGCAATTAGACGAGCGGCAGAGATGAGTGGATTAACCATGGATGCGGCATATCCCTCTATTGATACAACAGTTCAAGATACACAAGCTGATGTTATGGATGAAGGGTACTTGGCTGGTCTTAATATGACTGCCGAGGAATCTCATGCGATAACACGAGCACTCAATTTGGCTAATGCCAAAAAAGTAGCGGCAGAGTATGAGGCTTGGAAACAAGGTGGTCTACCTCTTGACCAAATATACGAGCAAGAAAGTTATACCGATCACTTGGGTTTCTTGGAAGGTCTTTCTCAAGAAATGAAAACTCTTCTAAATAATGATGATGAACTAATGGCGCAATATCTGGCGGCTCGTTCTAGTATCATAGAGCAACTGGATAAAGATAAGTTTGAGCATGAAGATTGGTATCCCGGTTCTCAAGCCGCCGCTACTGCGGCAGGATACTGGGGGCCACTGGCATTAGGATGGAACGCCTCGTATAACGATTACAAGGATGCTCAGAGAGCACTCATGGGCTTAGAAGCGGGGCAGAGATTCGATAGCGGTGATTGGATAAATAATTTGGGCTGGATGACTCCTGCACAGATAAATAGATTAGCAGGATACGGGAACGAGTAAGATGGATGCACTATCTCACAGTGAGATTGATGGTAACGCTGAACTTTTTGGATTACTAAGTTTCGTTAAAACAAATCCAGAGCCTTTTAGGGCATTAAACGAAGATGAGGTATGGAGTTTAGTGTCTAATGAATATAGTTTCTGGGAGTATTATAAGGACTGGATGAGGGAGAATTAAGATGGCATGGAATTGGAATGATTATATAGACCCGACTAAGCAAGGTCTGCTTGCGTTAGCCAAGCAATATGCGGATGCTGGTATGATGGCTAGAGCTAAAGCGGCTTTTGAAAGGGCCGGAGGTACTTGGACAAATGCTATACATAGGCAATTTAAGCAAGAAGCGGCGGATACTAGCAGATATGGTGGTGATATTGCATTTAAGTGGACTGATTACGGAGTTAGAACCCAAGAGCAACTGAATAAGATTATAGCGTGGGCCAAGGCAGGGGATTTTGGTAAAATAGCCAGCGAGATAAATAAACTTGGTGGCTCAAAGAAATGGAATAAACAACTCCATACGAAGTTAGCCGCAGAGTATTTAGGCAAACAAGAAAAGGATACAGACCCTGTTACACCCGGATGGCAAGGAACACGGACAACAGAATTTAAAAGAGACGAACCTGAAGTTGCTCCTACGTTATATCCCACCACTACTGAAACTGTAGACGAAGTTGAAACAGTTGTACCTGACTGGAAGACGCAATTTAAGGGTAAGATTACATCGGGGCAGGTTGGAGCGTGGGGTGAGGGTGGATCACAAGCTAGAGCGGATGCCAAGAAATGGAGAGATTTGCATATGGGAGCCGCTAAAAAGAAATGGGGTTATGGTACGGATGAATTTAATAAGCAAGCATACATTGACCAGAGAAATAAGATAGCGAGAAGACATCGCAAAATGCTTGGTGCTGGCTCTAAAACTCTTAAAACAGGTGAAGTATTATCTTATTAGGAGATTATTATGGCAACACCAAATGTTATAACTTATGCTTATATTAGAGGAAGATGGTATGCATTTCCTGACTCTGCGTCTGCCTATGATGGTGTTGCAAAGTATGGGGGGAATGCTCAATCTCTCAGGTATAGTAAACCAGTAGGCGCTATAATAGATGATACTACACTTATAAATAGAGGTTTCTGGCCTGACACTTTAGCGGATGCTCCCGGTGTAACTGGTGATGCATTAGTTAATCCCCCTTATAATCCTATATTTAATGCCGCGCCTGTCGTTAATACTGTTACACCTGATACTACAACTACAGCGTCAACTGATGTTGCACCCAGTGGCGGTGGTGGAGGTGGTAGCGACACATCATATAAAGGCCCGGATAAGACAGTTTGGGATTTTCGAGAATATGTTGAAGGAAATCCTGATCTTCTAAATGCATTTCAAGCCTATAAAGCAAACCAAGACGCGGCTAAGGTTGATAGTTGGGAAAAACATGGAATTATAGGGAGTACGGCTCTGCCCGGTATGTCAGGCTCTGATGATCCACATCGCAATCCCAATCTTCCAGCAGGTTATGGGGGTAGTGAACTGAATATAGAGCAATGGGGAAATATACATTGGGGCAAGTATGGCAAGGATGAGAATAGAACTATAGGCGCACAGAAAGATGTCGCTGGAAATGACCCAAGATATGAAGGTAGATGGGATGATTTTCTGGTCTAATGCCAAGCAAAACTAAGAAACAGGCTCGCTTTATGGCGATGTGTGCTACTCCTAAAGGGAGAAAAAAAGCAAAAGGAAAGTGTCCCCCATACAAGGTAGCAAAAGAATATGCAAGACATGATCGCGGAAAGCGTCCTAGTTAAAAATGAAAGCGCGGAAGCGGCTATCAAACTTGCAACGTGGGCCAGAGACGCAACCTATGAAGAGTCTATCGAGGCATTTTCTGATTGTCACCGCGATGATAATATTGATGATTCTTTTATTAGGACTCTCTCTCAGTGTGATCGTTACTACCTTGGTGTGTTTATTTGCAATCGTCATGATATGCTACATCCGTGGATATACGAAAGATGTAGAGAAGTCGAAAGTGAAAGGGATAGTCATCTCGACCTCTGGGCGCGGTTCCATTATAAATCGTCCATAATTACTTTTTTAGGATGCATACAGGAAATATTATGTAACCCTGACATTACGATAGGAATTCTTTCCTACTCTGCTCGTCAGGCCAAGCCGTTCCTGCGTCAAATTATGCAGGAGTTTGAAGGCAATGAACGCTTACAGAAATTATTTCCAGATATATTTTACGAGAAGCCTAAACAGCAAGCACCTAAATGGGCTGAGAATGAGGGGATATGTGTCAAGCGTCAATCTAATCCTAAAGAGCAGACAGTGGAGGCTCACGGACTTGTAGACGGACAACCTACTGGACGACATTTTTCCCTTATTATTTATGATGATGTTGTAGTTCAGGAATCTGTTTCAACTCCAGAGCAGATTAAGAAGACTACTACTCAGTGGGAGTTGTCTCTTAACTTGGGGTCAACGTATGACCCTCGTTATCAATATGCGGGTACGCGATACTCTTATGGAGATACATACGGAACAATTCTTCAAAGAGCGGCGGTAAAACCTAGAATACATCCTGCTACATATAATGGTCAGATGGATGGAGAACCAATCTTTCTTACTCAAGAGAGATGGGAAGAGATAAAGAAGACAACGTCTACGTATACGGTAGCGTGCCAACAATTATTAAATCCAATAGCTGGTAGCGATGTATCCTTTAAGGATGATTGGTGGCGAGAGTGGGAAGTTCGTCCTTATACCCTTAATATTTATATTATGGTTGACCCTGCTCATTCTAAGAAAAAAGAATCGAATAGAACTGCCATGGCTGTAGTTGGGGTAGATGCTAATTATAATAAGTATCTTCTTGATGGCTGTTGCCATAGGATGACCTTGTCTGAGAAATGGGTATATTTAAAAAGGCTCAGGGCAAAGTGGAAGAGAGCGGCTGGCATCAGGGAAGTTAAAGTTGGGTATGAGAGATATGGTGCTCAATCAGATATAGAGCATTTTAAGGCTATGATGCAATCTGATGGAAGTAGTTTTCCAATATATGAGTTGAACTGGGTTGGTGGTGGTGGTGCTCAATCTAAAAAAGACAGGATACAAAGATTAGAACCAGATTTAAAGGATGGTTCTTTTTTCTTTCCTTACCCCACGGACGAGAAATACTTGACTTCTAATCAATTAGATTACAAGGATAAAAATCAATCATTTCTTATCTCCAAAAAGATTATATGTATAGATGAGAATCGTAAGACATACGATCTTACTAAGTGGATGAAAGACAATGAGTACAATTTATTTCCCACTATACATCCAGATTTTCTAGACGCTTTATCTAGGATATATGATATGGATGCAGTGCCTCCTAGAGTGAGGCGGGGGAGAGTTCTAGAACCTGCGATAGAGGCGGCATATTAATGAGGAGATTAAGAAGAATAGGAAGAAGAGATTATCCTCCTCGTCGCGTTGCCTATAGAATGGTGAATGGAAGAAAATTCTATGAGGTACAACCAAGAGCCTTTCCTTACGGGCCTCTTCCTTACGTTCAAAACTATTACTGGGTAGCAGGGTATACCACGGATGATTAATTATGGCTGATCTAACACTTAGAGAAGTAAAAGGTTCTCCTCTTACATTCGTAGAAATGGATGGGAATCTTACAAATCTTAATACCGATAAACAGGAAATTATTCCTAATCTTACGACAGATACTTCTCTTAATATTGCACTAGATAAGATATCTTTTTATGATAATGATACTTCTACTACTAGGTCTATCTTACCTACCAATGTAACTCCATTTGTAGAAAGAACTCTAATTATAAAATGTGTCGCGGATACTATAGGGCCAAGTGTGGGTAATGGTATTACTCATGTAACTATTCCGTCCCCATTAAATTCTAGAAAATTACAAAATGCAGAAGCACATGTTTATACTGTTGGTACAGGCGGGAGTATAACAACAGTACAGCTACATAATTTAACTGATGCTGTAGATATGTTATCCACTGCTATTACGATTGACTTGAATGAAAAAGATTCTTCCACTGCCGCTACTCCTCACGTGATAGGGGCGAACAATACAGTTACTACAGGAGATGTTATAAGAATAGACGTTGATGCGGTAGCTACTAATACTTTGGGTCTAGAAATAAGAATGGTCTTTGGAACGTCATGAAAAAAATCTTATTAATAAATCTTGTTGCATGTCTTTTTGTAGGTGCTCTATGGTCGATTAAATCTTTTGCTGGCCCACCTGAAGATGCAAGGAAGATGATGATTCCTTTTCCGGTGGTATGTACTCCCGGCATGACCTCGATGATGGGTGCGCTGACAAAAGATTACGCAGTACACATCTCAATGACCTTTGAGGAAACTCCTATTACAGGCATAGTGGTTTTATATAACCCTAATACACAGACTGCTGCTGTCCTACACATTAGCGAAGCGAGAACGTGTTTAGTCTTTTCCGGATTAAATGCACAGACATTTGAAAGACCAGAAGGCATGGCACCACCAGAAGTGGAAGTTCAACAGGACTTTGAGGAGTCATAATATGAGTGAGGTTAGCGATCTTGAGATTGGAAAATTAATACAGAAG